GGGGGGCGTCATATGGATGAACCCTCCATACGGAAGAAAAATAGGGAACTGGGTTAAAAAGGCAAAAGAAGCGGCAAGGCAAGGAAAGGCAACGGTCGTTTGCTTACTGCCGGCCCGAACAGATACCGCCTGGTGGCATGATTACGCCATGAAGGCCGATGAAATAAGACTTATAAGAGGCCGCCTTAAATTCGGAGATGGCAAAGGAAGCGCTCCGTTTCCGTCAGCAGTTGTCGTTTTTAAAAAGGGACTAGCGTCCAAGATCCAAATAAACTCATACGAAAGGTAAAAACTGATGAACAGAGTAGAAGTCATACAAGTATTCGAAGACGCCATTAAAAATAGCAATAAGTTTATAGGACTCATGATCGAAAAAGAAGGGGCAGGACCCGAAATAAGCATTATTCCCAGCCAAAACTTTATAAGAAAGAAACGATACCTTCTAAAGGCCTATGACAACAACATGAAAAATAACAGAGATGAAGGACTAAAAATTACACACGCCTGGCCCATTAATTCAGAAGACGTATACGGAGTATTACCGAGCGGAGGTTAAAACATGAAAATCACATTACCGGAATGGATTAACGCCAAAAAGAACAACGGGGAAGAGAGAAATTACGAGGATATAGAACAGCAACTTGAAGGAGCAAAGTTTTTAAACAAACAGCTGCTGGAAGATAACTTCGAGCTATTAACAGAAAATCGCCGACTCAAGGAAGAGAACAAAGATATTAAATTCTACGCTATGTGTGGCGGTATTTTCATAGGCGCATTGGTTTTAGTGGATCTTATAACCTCTATAAGCCTGGTCGATTTAATTACCCGATGAGTAGTAAAAGTTTTATCCACTGCCCGGTAGACGGATTAATTCCCGACACCGTCTGCCCTAACTGTAAATATTTTGAAGGCCACAGAATCTGGGCGTGCCTATATAGAGTTAGACACCAAATAAAGCAGGAAGACTCCAGGGGCAAACAGCTGGTAGAAGATATGAGAAACCGAATAGAAGAAGTCAATAAAAAAAGACGCCACAAGGGCGTCTAACGTAAAAGGCAGACCGGAGCCGGCAAGCTCCGTAAATGGTCTATATATATTATACATTATATAGCGAGAAAAAAACAGGGCTTCGGCCCTGTTATCGCTAGATTAAGTCTATTAAATATACGACCAAATAAAAACCAAGAGGTCGAAATATGTATGTACAAAAAACGGTAAAAGCAGGACCTGTGATTGAAATCACCAAATACCACACGTCAAGATATAAGACTCCGACGATGCCGAGGTCCCCGAACAGTAAAAACACATCGGCCGAACAATGGAAGGTAAATGAAAAAAACTCAATTCAAAACCTCTACTACCTGATACTTGAAAATTTTAAAGAGGAAGACATTCGAATCGACCTTACATACAAGGAACCGGAGCCTGGAAAGGAAGAGGCCAAAAATCGGCTGGACAATTTTCTCCGTAAGCTCCGAAGACTCTATCACAAGCTAGGCGAACAATTAAAATGGATCGCCACCACGGAATGCAAAGGACATCGCATTCATCATCACCTACTGATAAATAACATCGGCCTATCACGAGCCGATTACAAAAAGTTATGGCCGCATGGAGAAATTCCTTACAAGGCCTTTCGGTTCTACGACGGAAAGGCGGATGATGCAAGACGAGTTGCCGAGTATTTCGTAAAAGAAACAAGAGAAACGTTTTGCGAAAAAGACTCAATCCAAAAATCACGCTACCGGGCAAGTAGGAATTTAAAAAAGCCGGAAGTAAAAAAAGAAGTGATAAAAAGTAAGACCTGGAAAGAACCGAAAGCTCCGAAAGGATACTACATACAAAAACCGGTGCAGTACGGATACACCGCCTTTGGCTTTCCGTATATGTTCTACCGGATGATAAGGACGGGTGACGATGACGATCAGATATCTAATCAGAAAAAACCGAGCGGAATACGCCGCCATCGAAGAAGGGCGGGAAAATACCCTTTGGGTACATGACGATAAACGCTGCTTTAAACCTGACGAGAAAATCCATTTCGTGGAAATGATAAACGGCAAACGAACTCATAAAGGTTGCTGGGCAAACATCGAACGAGTCTATGAAGGACGGCTAATCAAATACAGGGTGGTGAAACACGATGAACTTACTAAAGACGAAGAGAGTAAAACTAAAAGGAAAGGCCGCTAAAGAATTTTACAATGCCATATACGAGCGTGACGGCGGTACGTGTGTTTGGTGCGGAGCTCCCATCGAATACGGCGTAAAGCACCATCACGAGCCGTGCGGGATATATAAGTCCGACGAAATAGAAAAAGCCGTCATGCTTTGCCCTAGTTGTCATCATAGACGACACTTTCAAGATGCAGCCGAAGGGGAAGCGGTATGCCGTGAATACCTCCAAGGGCTATACGGAGAAAAGGGGGCAAAGAGAGAATGAAGTTCATAGATTTTTTCGCTGGCATTGGTGGCTTTCATTCAGGACTAGAAAAAGCCGGAATGAAATGTGTTGGATGGTGCGAATTCGATAAATTTGCTCAAAAGAGTTATAGAGCAATATATGATACGGAAAGGTTGTGGTTTGCAGATGACGTACGAAAAGTTAGAGGATGGGACGTGCCGAAAGCCGATTTGTGGACGTTCGGTTTTCCCTGCCAAGATGTTAGCATCGCCGGAAAACAAAAAGGAATCAAGCGAGGAACAAGGTCCGGACTTTTTTATGAAATTATGCGTCTCATTGACGAAGCGCAAGAAAATCGACCCGAATGGCTTATCGCCGAAAATGTTAAAAATC